TTTATAAGCAACTAACTTTACGTTAAAGTTACGCCATATTCTTAGCTACCTTGAGATTAAAGGAGTTAATAGTAGTTTCTATCTCAGAACCCGAAGCAGTATTAACTGTAAAGGTAGCAGCAGGAGACATAATAAAGTCTGTACCTGAAGTGCCTACAGAGAAGTCTACTCGTATATATCCAGTAAGACCCGAAGTAGCAGTAGAACCATCATCACCATTGGAAATAAGGATTCGACCCCAACCGGCTGTATAAGTAGTGCCGTTAACAATGCCAGAGTACACGGCAGTTGCAGCAGAAGTGGCAGGGCCAAAACCGTTCTTACCTTTCCAAGTTTCCGTAGAGGGTTTAGAGAGTTTATACGAGGTAGTATCATCTACTGGAACATCAAAGGTCAGGCCGTTTGCAGCAGCAACACCAGCAGTGTTACCACCAGCACCAGAGCCAAAACGCCCATTACCAGAACTCCAAGTATTAGGAGTAGCAGTGGCGGCGACAGCACCAGATTTCATATGAGCGGCTGCACCGTTCCACACACCAGTACCAGTAGCAACGATGGTTGCGTTGTTAAGAGCAGTGCCACTATTCTTAGGCGCATACACAGTTACAGAAGTACCAGAGGAAGTAGCATTAATATCAAGAGCGCCATTATACTTATTAATCTGAGCGGCGATAGCTGCGGCTGTAGCAGTATCAGAAGTAGCATAAGTTACAGTAGCTCCAAGAATTTCAATACCACTAACAGTTACTGAAGTAAGAGTCTCTGCGGTAGTAATACCAGTGAAGTCAAATACTGCGAGAGCCTGAACTTCTTGAGTAAGAACACCATCACTAAGAGTAAATGAGATAATAGGCTGTGCAGAGCCATATGATTCGTTAGCACTAGCAGGTTGTGTACCAGTAAAGAATGTAACTGAAGCATTACTCAATGCCCTACGAAGACCTGTATCTCCTGCCATAAGTGCTGTTGCAGCATCTGAAAATCGAATTGCCATAATATTCTCCCTTTAATTTATATTTCGTCTACGATAAGGTCAAGAGCAGGTTGCTCGTTGTAAGAATCTCCAATATCATCTATAAACTTAACAATGTATTGAATCATTCCGTTTTCTTCTTTTATCATTGAAATCCCCCGTCTACCGGGAACGTAAGAAAACTTAGCTTCAGAAAGATTAGTCAATTGCCCATCATCTGTACCCATACAAATACCAAATGTAGTAGCAAAGAGAGCAACAAAACCATCACGTTGAAGCAACATCTTATTAGCGGATATCTTCTCACCAGTTCCCATTATTGCGGGGAAGTTATATTCAGCAGTTTGGCTAAACTCCCCAACCTCAGTTGGGTTATGTCCTTTATGAAAATAAATCTTCTCTGTGGTAGAAACCCACATTCCGTTCTCAACCTCTTGGATGAGAGTAATCAGAGCTGGGTAAGCGATTACGGAACGGCGTGGGTCTCGCTCATCACTCCAAGGCAACGTGTAGTACAGCTTGTTAGCAAGTGCTTGAAACGTCCTACCACGTAGCTTTTGAGTTAACTTTGAATCATAAGCCTTAGTAAAAATCTCTTGGGTTAAATCCCTACGAATAAGTCCACCATTATCATCTATATCATAGTTAATACACTCAACCAGTTCACAAAGACCTTTACCATCTACCATTTGCCCTCGATAGAAGTCAACTTTAGGTTGGTCTAAGGCAGAAGGGTCTTGCATGTTATTAACACCAGAAAAACCAGATATAGTAACAGTAGCCATTAACGGAACCCATCAATCGAATAGTTTGGCCTTAACATTTGGTCAAGGATAATCTCTTGCTGTTTAATCTCATCTACATCACGCAGAAAAGCTTGTCTGTATTCTTCTGCTTTAGTCTTATCTATAGCATCAGCATCTTGTTTCAAATACATCTGCCACAGAACACCGTTAATCATAAAGTCGTGGTAGTGCTCACGTATCTCAGGAATATCAGTATCAGCACTAAGAGACACAAGTGGCATCCTACGGACTTGTAGACGAAGTGTGTCAGCCGTCTCACTTCTAAAGTTTAGCGTAATCGTGTTGTTGGATAGGTCGGTTGCGTATTCAGTAGGCATCCCAAGAACCTGCTCCCACCACGGATTAGTCTGCCACTTTTTAACAGAGACTTTAACTAATTTCCACTGTCTGTTAGTCCATTTAACTTCATCAATATCAAGAATCAACGGACTTAAGGTGTATACATATGGACACACATCTTTCTGGTAAAGCCAACTTGCAGGGTCGGTAGCCCAAGTATAATTCAAACCATTAGCAGGAGTAAGTGTAGTCCAATCCACAGGAGTAGAAGCAATTTGGCAAAGAGTAGCATTAGTATCGGAACTATCCCGGATGCATTTTGTCTCTCTGGCTATCCAACGATAGATACGATTAATGTACCGATTCATCTCACGAGTAGACCACAACTTGTCTGCATCAACAAGCGCAGTATCTCTCGCTACATCCCATGCCTCTTCTCTCAACTCAAGTAAATTCATCTACACTCCAACTTAATTATAGTCTGGGTGAACGTAATCTTTATACACCAAATCCATCATTTCATCTGTCACCATAAAACCACAAATAGCTTGAATATTCTCTTTGAGGTGTCTTCCATCTTTAATCATATTAGGAGGAAGTATCTTAACAGCATTAGTCATTGATTGAATTTTATGCTCATAATCCATACCCATAGGCCGTTTATCATATTCCGGTTCTGGGGTTTCTTTATCAGTTTTCTCAAACTTCTGAATGGTAACGGGTTCAACGACTACCACCTCGTCCTGTTCTTTCCAAGGTACGGATGTATCCTCTTCTGAGGATTTTACTCGTTTAGCATAAGCTTCTTTTGCTGCCAGCTTTTGTTCTTCAGTCCATTTCTTAGCCATTTTAAACCTTTCCGTAGCAATCGCTACAAAAGCAGGGGGCCGAAGCCCCCTACCAAATTTGAATTACACCGAGTAAGTCGTGTAAGCAGCAGTCGAAGGGCCAACAGGACACAGAACCAGAGTCAGTTCTACAGTGGCACCAGTAACAGCAGCAGCAGCAGTGGTGTAAGTAACCAGCCGGTCATCAGTAGATACCAGCGGGATAGGAACATTCAGAGCCTTACGAGCAGTAGAGTTGTATGCCAGAGCAGTACAGAAATCACCATCCGTTGCAAGCGAAAACTTGAATGTAGCAGTTGCACCTTGGTCTACGGAGAACTTAACAGAACCCCCCATAATCAGCGTGTCTTTAGGAATAGTAAAGCCAGTAAGATTGGCTGTACCAGCAGTCTCACCATTAGTGAGGGCGAAAGTAACAGTTCGCGTATAGATTGGGCTAGTACGCTGTACTGAAGAAGCAGTAGTTCGCTTTTCAGTAATTGTTTGCGCGGAAACAGCGGCCATAATTTTATCTCCTTAATTTTAGTTAGAAAGGGGCCGAAGCCCCCTTCTGGTTATTGGTTACGGGTTACAGTACGATGAAGTCAACACCGAGGAACTCAGGCTTAATGATTTGGAAACCATAAACCTGAAGACCTTGCATCATCTTGCCAAACGAGAACGGATTGTCAATAATACGGCTTTCCGTAATCTGAGTAGCGAAGGTAGTTGCATACTTCTGACCGAAGATGACAGCCCACCCACCATTGGAACCTTTTGCGAGGTTGTTGGAGGAGTAGATTTCAAAGCGGTCAATGTTACCAACCTTACCGTTACGAATCGGAGACGTTGCATCACCAGTTACGTAAGTCTGGGCAAGTTTGGAGTTGGTGTCCTTAAGAGCTTGCATCAGAGCAGGAGGAAGGACAATAAAACGACCTTCATCAGGGGCGTTGTTTTCATCCAGAAGCTGACCGTAGTACAGAATCTGTCCAATGATATCATCACCACGAGTTGCATCAGTCAGGTTGATACCACCAGCAGAAGCACCGAGGCCGGGGCTAGCAGCACGAGTAGCAGTAGCTGTAGCAATGGAAGTACCAGTAGCAGTAGTTCCACCAGCAATCAGTTTAGGAGCAGTCAGGGTAGGGCCAGTAGCAGCTACACCACCAGCAGCATAAGCGATGGTAGCAAGTACTTTGCGGTCAATAACCTGTTTCATCTGAGCAGTTGCATCTTCAGCCCAAATATTCATCAGTTTCAAATCGCTCTGGAACTCATCAACCTTGTCAATAGCGAAGGAGAAACCCTCACCTTGGTCAATCTTCATGGTTACATACGGAGATTCAGGATTCTGAACCGGCAGTACCATACCTTTTTTGTACGTAAACGTCTCAATGGTCGGACGAGTACGGATGTAGATGGTGTCACCAGACGACTTAATATCACCTTCATAATCAGTATTCGAGATTGCACCGAATACGGTAGTCGGGTAGAACTTCTTAATCAGAAGCGCAGAATAAATCGCTGGAATGTACTGGCTAGAACTGCCTGTGCTGTAGTCGGGATTACCCGGACTGACTGGATATACGGCCATAATTAATTCTCCTCTTATTAGGTTTTTTACCTAATCCGATTTTCAGCAAGTGCGGATAGCAAATCGTCCCAAAGGGCTTTACTATCTTCCGAACTGTATTTACCTTGTCTATCTGCTCGTTGGAACTCTTGAACCATATCACTTGTCCAAACTTTCTTGGAATCTGTGCTCGGAGTTACTGTTGAAACGGAACGACTAGGTGCTACCATTGCCTCTTGCTGCGGACTCGTTTTAGGTGTTTTGGGTTGAGTGCGTACAGTCGGTGCTTGAGCGTCTGTATAAAGTTTAAAGATGTTGACAAGTTTATCAGCATCCCAATTCTGATTGTAGAGTTCAGCTAGTTCACCATACGTGTACAAACCTGATGGGTCTGGCTGTTTAAGGAACTCAAGGAAGTTAGGGTCGTTTCCAGCCCAAAGCCCTTGCCAATCAACAGGAGCTTCTCGTCCTTCATTAAGTGTAGAATCTATATAGTTTACAAAGTTAGTTTGAGCAGCTTTAACTTGAGTCTCTTCTACATCAGCAATCTGTTTCTGTACAGGCTGTTGTAGCTTAGAAGCTTCAAGACTAATTAGCTTCCGAAGATTCTCAGCAAAGTCTTCTCCATAATTCTCAGCAAACGCATTTACAAATTCAGAAGTCTCGTCAACTTCGGGTGTAGCTTCGGCGGCAGGTTTTATAGCTTTATCCAATCGTTCAAAGACTGATTGCTTTAGCTCACGTAATTCTTGGGAGAGGCGTGGGACTTCAGCGTCATACTTGCCTTTCAGATGCATGTAACGGTCTTTAAATTTACGGAGTTCTGCTACGTCATCATCGTGGGGAACAACCTCTTCGTCGTCTGTATCAATCGGTGCGGCCTCTACTTCTTGTGTTTCAGTCTCTTCGACTACGGGTTCCGATGCGTACATTTGATTATGAAGCTGTTCAGCGAGTTCTGCTGCTTCTTCTACTTGGGATGGAACGGTATTCATATTACGTCCTTTCTCGCGGGGCCAATTAAGGTATTCCGCTAATTAGTTTTGAGTGTTGTAACAGCCAAGCTGGTGAGGTTACATCCACTCTCGTTCTTCAACTACATTACTATTTATAATTTTTTCGTCAATATTCTCAAAGAGCAGTATTAATTCATCAAAAGCTACAGCCTTTCCTCGAAGTACATCACCACCTTCAAGTTTCCACTGTTTGTAATTATCTGTTGACAATTGTTGCAGATAACTTATAAAATCTTTCCCATCACTTGTGTTTTTTAATCTTTGTACTAATTTCTGAGTCTCCTCGGTCATATATTTCCTTTCTTAATTAACTTCATTCATCCCCGGATTAAATAGTGGAGGAAGAATCCCCATATTAGGAGTAGGAACCCCATCTACATTTCTAGTCATTCGACCTATATTTGGTCCTTGCTGGCTAGGTTGTGCTACCTTCGCTGGCATTCTTGGTGTACCATAGCT